GTGACAAAGATGCTTCGTTCTTTGCCGTCGGTATTGGTGGCCCCATTCTTAATGCTCGTGGTGATCTTATTATCATTGACGACCCCCAAGATAAAACTACTAGTGGGACCCCCTTCCAGCGCGAGAAGGCTATTGCCTACATTAAAGAACAGGTGATGACTCGTAAGAGTAAGATTGGGCGAGCTGGTGTCATCATGACCCGCTGGCACCAGGATGACGTAGCTGGTTATTACATGAAGTTGGGAGTAAGATGGCTTACTCTCCCGGCCTTGCGTTGTGAAGGGTGTCACCAAGGTAAATGCTCCTGTGGTCAGAAGAGGTGGAAGTCTACCTGGTTTAGTGAGTGGACGACCCGCAAGCTTCTCAAACTGAAGAATGAAGACCCCATCATGTTTGAGAAGGTTTATCAAGGTAACCCAAGAAGTGAAGGCAATACGCTCTTCTTTGAGGAAGACTGGCAATACTACAAAAAGAGGATCAATCTACCTGACATGGCACTAAGAATCTTAGTTCTGGATACGGCTCAAAAAGAGGATGAACAGGCAAGCTACTCGGTCTTTGCTCATTGGGGCAAGGCGAAGAAGGGTGGATACTATTTAATTGACTTGTATAGAGCTAGATTAGCTTATCCTGCCCTGGTTGAGATGACTAAAACGCTCTACTTGGAGCAGCTTCCTGATGAAATCTATATTGAAGAGAAGTCTTCAGGTACGCAGCTTTGTCAGTCTCTTGAGGCTGAGACGGGGCTTCCTATCGAGCGTATAAAGCCTCAAGAATCTAAATGGGAGCGGGCCCGTGTTGTGTCCCCCATCCAGAAGGCTCAGAGGTGTTATCTACCTGAGGATGAGGAGTGGGTATATGACTTCATTGAAGAACATGCTAACTTTCCTGGGCGACTTACTGACCAGGTAGATACGACGGCCCATGCCTTACGCATTCTTCGTGAAATCGGTGAGGACTCAGACTTTTCTATCGACACAGTAAAAGGCGGAGACAGTAATAGATGGAGAAACGAGGGGAAGCGAGCTACCCCTGATAAAGCGTCGTTTGATTGGGTAGCTACGCAAAGTCCCCCTAGCAAGTGGAGGAGATTTTCTGGGGCAGCAGTAGACGAGGTAAGTGGAATGGAGGAATATTAGAGAATATGGCTACTAAGTCAAAGAGAACCATAAAAGTGCCAAAGGGATCAAAAATCCAGGTTATTGTCAGTGAGGGGGATACTCCTGATAAGCTTGGAGGAGATTCTATCTTTGCTGAGGCAGGGGTTAGCGGTCTTAAACGTTGGGGAGGGGTTATAACTGATGAGTTTCTCCCTGAACTTCGTGGAAGACGTGGGGCACGGATCTACACTGAGATGGCATCGAATGATGGTTCAATTGGAGCCGTTATTCGCGCTACTGAGGACTTAATTCGTTCAGTTGGGTGGAATGTTGAGCTTGGGGGATCAACGGCTGAAGATGAGTTGTCTCGTGATTTTCTCGTCTCATGTATGCACGATATGAGTCTTTCGTGGGTAGATTTCATCTCTAGCGTCGTAACTATGATTCAATATGGATGGGCTTGGGAAGAAGTCGTCTATAAACTTCGCACCGGCCCGAATAGTACACCGCCTTCAAAATACAAGGATCAACGTATTGGATGGCGTAAGATCGCTGACCGTGCGCAGGATAGCTTGTTGGAGTGGGATCTTGATGACAATGGCGGCATCCGTGCGATGGTCCAACAAACAGCTACGGACTTGAAGGAAAGGCGAATTCCTATCGAGAAGTCTGTACTTTATCGTACACGTCGGAATCGCAACAATCCTGAGGGCTATTCTTTTCTTCGCCCCTCTTACTTAGCTTGGTACATGAAGAAATCACTTCAGGAGCTTGAAGGTATTGGCGCGGAGCGAGACTTCACAGGTGCCCTAATCATTAAGCTGCCTAAACATGCGACAAATGCGGATAAAAACAAAGCGCTGGCACTTATTGAACGCTGGAAGATTGACGAGCAGTTTGGTTGCGTTGTACCTGACGGTTGGGAAGTAACGTTAATCGCGTCTCCAGGAAGTAAACAGATTGACACTGATAAAGCAATTCTTCGTTATCAAGCAGAGATTATGATGAGCTTCCTTGCACAGTTCATCAGGTTGGGTCAAGTTAAAGTTGGAACTCAAGCTCTTGTGGTAGGCCAGCGTGACTTCTTCTACCTTGCAATAAAAGCAATTCTTGATAACATCCAAGAGACCTCTAACCGTTTTCTCATCCCCCCCCTTATTCGCCTCAATGACTTTCGAGGCTTAACGGACTTTCCTCGGCTTGTTCATGATGAAGTTGGTCAGACAGATATTGATACCTTCATCAAGGCTCTTCACGATATTGCCACAAGCAACGTTGATTATCTTGGCAATGTTGGTAGTGAAGATGTCAAGCACATCCGTAAGATTGTTGGTCTGCCCCCTTTGCAGGAAGAGCAAGCAGAAGAGAACGACGATGAAGATGAACAATCAAAGGATAAGCGTGAGAAGGAGGAAAAGCCAGAGGAGAAAGAGAAGCCACAAGTTAAGGTACGAGCAAATGGCGCAAGGTCAGAAGCAGAAAGGAAGGTTGCGAATTGACCTTAAAGGCCTTCATCACAGGTGTCAGTGGCCAAGATGGACGGCATCTAGCGCCGTATTTACACCAGAATGGCTATGATGTAGCCGGATTAGTTCGAGGACAGGATTTTGAGAAGAGAGAACTTTTGGAGAGAGAGCTTTCTTACGCAAAACTCTATGAAGGAGATATTACAGATTTCGGATCTCTTATAAAAGCGTTAGCAGACTGGAAGCCTGACGAGGTTTATCACCTGGCTGCGGTGTCATACGTTCCTCTTTCGTGGAAAGCCCCCTCACACGTCCTCGAAGTTAACGTTATCGGAACCATAAACATTTTAGATGCTGTCAAAGAGGTCACTCCAAAGGCCAAGATTGTGGTTGCGTCGTCTTCGGAGATTTTTGGTAATGTACCCCCGCCTCAAGATGAGGAGTCTCCCATGCGGCCTGCATCTGTGTATGGACTTTCTAAACTCACGGATTTACACTTAACCCGTCAACACCGTGAGCACTTTGGGATGTTTGCATGTACTGCGATCTCGAGCAATCACGAAAGTCCTCTGCGGCCTCCATGTTTTGTGACGCGAAAGGTGACGCGAAGCTTGGCGCGTATTCGCTATGGAATGCAGCAGACGATTGAGATGGGGAATATCGAGTCTAAGCGAGACTGGGGTTATTCCCTCGACTACATGATGGGGATGCACAAGATCCTACAGCAGTCTACTCCTGATGACTTTGTGCTAGGTACGGGGGTATCTCATAGCGTAAGAGAACTTTTATGTGAGGCGATTAGGTCTGTCGAGGGTATGGACTTAAAGCATATTCTCAATCAGAACGAAGCCCTTATGCGTCCTGAAGATATTAAGGAGAGTCGAGCGAATCCCGCAAAAGCTCGTAGGTCCCTAGGTTGGCGCACTGAAACTTCCTTTGAGGCGTTGATTGCTATGATGATGGATTATGATCTTCGTCTTTGTGCTGGGGGTGAAGATGATATGGTTGTTAAATCCTCTGGCATTGAGATAATATATCCCGGGAGGAGCAAACTACGTGCCATCTAAAGAATACTTGGAGCGAGTAGTTAAGCTTCTTAGATCCCTGATGACAGTAGGTGATCACATTCGGGCAAGAGGAGGGGCAGGGGGTGAGCGGGGACCTCAGGGTGTTGGATCTGATGAACTTATCGGCGCTGCTCGTATAACACCTCGAACAGTTCGAGAGCATACAGATGAGAAGCTATTTGATCTTCATCAAGTAATGCACGTTCTTGCTACCGCTCACGGGAAACGGGGTAAAAAGAGGCAGATCTACTCAAACGCCCACGATTTTGTAAAGGGGGAGATGTTAAGGCGAGGACATGCACACGAGTCGGAAGCTCATGAGTTTGTTGATGTTAGTGACGTTCATGTTAATCAGATGATCCCTGAGGTTGTTGACAACGAGGTATCCTTCCCGCTTCCAAACGAACATGCCTGTCGGATTGCAAGTCCTGGCCAATTCTCACGCTTCAGGAGGAATAATAGTACGAATCCTCATACCATTATTGGATTTACGGCAGATGGTAAGTCTGCTCTTCAATCCTTTCGTTATCCAACAGGTAATTGGGATGTCAGCCGAGCTCGAGAACACTGTGGAAAGCGTGGTGGTAGTTTTGAAGCGGCTCGTGATGGCTCGTGAAAACTACGACAGAGGATGAAGGGCTTGCCATTCTGTGTGACTGCTGTGGGAGTCGTGTGGCGTGGTTACGGTCAGGTTTGTTGATCCTGAAAACAAAGCATCATGGCGAGAAACACGTCACAGTTCTCCCCTTGCAAGAATTATTGAGTCTATCTAAAACTGGAGAGATCCGGAGGATTGTAAGATCTTTGTCAACATGACCCTTGACAAGTGGATTCATTCCTTATAACATACACTTAACCAAGCGCCTGCCGTAGTGCAGCCTTAAGCGACTCCCTTGCGAGTCCTAGTTAGCAATCTTCCGTCAGGAGGATTCGAGAAAGGGAGTCGCTTATATGGGTTTTGAACAGGCACTCTTAGATCTCCAGACTCTTGCTAAGGATCAGCATGGTCACTTAGGGGATGCACTTCGTCTTCTCGACAACGGTGATACTGAGGGTGCGATGCAGGTTATTCAATCTGCATTGAGGGCAGAAGACTTAGGGGTACAAGCCTCTGAGGTCTTTGCTGATGAAGGCTGGACGTTAGGCATCTCACTAGGTGAAGTCGGAAAGCCAATCC